TGTACATGTATTATGTTAGCTTGATAAATTCATTCAGATATATTATCGTTCGGACATGAATCTAGATTCGCTACCAAAAGAAGTGTTACAACAAGTTCTACAACTTGAAGAACAAAAGAAAAAACTTGAAACTCGTGAGTTGGCAAGGGACAAGTTTATGGCGTATGCCAAACATGTATACGAGGGATTTATCGAAGGACGGCATCACAGAATAATAGCTGAGAAGCTTGAGGCGATTGCCGATGGTAAATTGAAAAGATTAATTATCAACATGCCCCCCAGACATTCCAAGTCTGAATTAGCCTCCTACCTTATGCCTTCTTGGTTTTTAGGAAGGAACCCTAAATTAAAAATAATACAAGCTACCATGAACACTGAACTTGCGGTAAGGTTTGGAAGGAAGGTTCGTGATCTCATAGCTGATCCTATCTATAGCGATGTGTTTCCAGATACGGACCTCAAACAGGATAGCCAGGCGGCTGGAAGATGGGAAACGAGCCGTGGCGGGGAATATTTTGCCGCAGGGGTGGGTGCAGCAATGACAGGTCGTGGTGCAGATTTATTAATTATTGATGACCCACACTCTGAACAAGATGCGTTGTCTTCGACAGCGTATGACAATACATATGAGTGGTACACTTCTGGACCGAGACAGAGATTACAACCGGGGGGTACCATCATAATTGTGCAGACAAGATGGTCTAAGAAAGACCTCACGGGTAGATTAATTACAGAACAAGCAAAAGACACTATGGCAGATCAATGGGAAGTGGTCGAGTTTCCAGCTATACTTCCTAATGAAAAAGCGTTATGGCCCGAATTTTGGCAAGTTGATGAATTGTTAAAGGTCAAGGCTTCACTGTCCATTGGCAAGTGGAATGCTCAGTGGCAGCAGAATCCTACATCTGAAGCCGTGGCAATGGTCAAGCGTGATTGGTGGCAGTTATGGGAGAGGGAAGACACACCGAGATTGGATTATATTATTCAGAGTTACGATACGGCTTACAGTAAAAAAGAGAGTGCTGACTATAGTGCTATAACGACATGGGGTATTTTTGAGCCGAAGGAGAATGGCGAACAGCATATTATATTGCTAGATGCGACAAAGGGACGTTGGAATTTTCCAGAGTTAAAGGACATAGCGATAGAGCAGAATGAGTATTGGGAGCCAGATTTGATGTTGATTGAGGCAAAGGCATCTGGTCAATCATTAGCGGATGAGATGCGATTAATAAATTTACCCGTAGTTACATTTAGTCCTGGCAGACGTAAAGGGGGTAACTTAGATAAGGTTACGAGGATGCATATGGTATCTCCTATTTTCGAATCTGGAAAAGTGTGGTATCCTAACTCAAAGTTTGCAGATGAAGTTATAGAAGAGGTTGCTTCATTTCCGAATGGCGATCATGATGACTATTGTGATAGTATGACGATGGCGATTATGCGTTTTAGGCAAGGTGGTTTTGTATCACTAAAGGGTGAGGAAGAGCCAGAAGATTGGTTTCCTCGTAGAGCAAGAGAATATTATTAAGGAGTAGAAACATGGCAGATTATAGTAAAATGAGTAAGGCAGCACTTTTAAAAAAGTATGGTTCTTCTTATAAAAAAGACTACGGAAAAGATGAATACGATTTTCTTAAAAATCAAGACACCATGACAATAAGAAAAATTATATCTGATATAGATCCAGAGCCTGTTAGAAAAAAAGACGGTGGATCACAATCAACTGGAAGTTTCTTTGGTGATTTAAAAAAAGCTATTTCATCTGGTGGATCTAGTAACATAACTAAGAAAGTTAAAATAATGAAAGGCGATACTTTGGGTAGTATAGCTAAGAAACACAACACTACAATTAAAATGCTTCAAGATTTAAATTCTGGACTAAAGTCTGCTGAAGGTCAAAAGTCAATGCAGTTTAAAGGTGGTACTTTTGAAGGTGAGTCTTTAATAGTTCCAGACCCACAATCTTTTCAAGGTGGTAGATTAAAACCAGTTAGAACAAAAAAGAAAAAGGATCCATATGAGGGTCAGACTAAATCTGATATGAAAGAAATGAATAAAAAAATAATGGATGACAAAATGTTAAAAAGACAACAGAAAAAAGTCAGAGATACTCCAGACAGAAATAAAAAAGCTGGGGGTACCATTAAAAAAATGAATATGGGCGGGGTAATGAAAGCTCGTGGTGGGACGTTCAAAGGTACTTACTAATGACTACTAGACTTTTAAAAATCAGAAAAAAGTTAAATAAAAAGCCACATAAAAAAGGGAAGTTAGTCAAAAATAGATTTTCTGATATACTGGCTCCAGGCAAAAAAAGAGTAACGAGGATCACATAATGGCAGAACGACAGATAGCAGGAATGGTCGAGGGATCAATGGGCGCGGGTGGCAGTATGATGCCAGAGGAAGATAGTCTTGAAATCGAATTACCATCGACCATTGACGAGTTACCAGAGGGAATCGAACTTGCTACAGACGAAATGGTAGAAGTTGTTGCAGAACCTTACAATCATGATGCGAACTTAGCAGAAGTTTTAGATGAGGGTGTATTAGGATCTTTATCTTCAGATTTACAAAACAAAGTCCGAGAAGACATGGAGTCAAGATCTGATTGGGAAGAAGCCATTGCCAAGGGACTAAATTTACTTGGTATAAATTACGAGGATCGAACTGATCCTTTTCTTGGTGCAAGTGGGGTAACTCATCCATTATTGAGTGAGGCAACAACCCAGTTTCAGTCCCAGGCTTATAAAGAGATGTTACCAAGTGGTGGACCTGTAAAAACACAGATATTAGGTGTACCTACAAAACAGACAGAAGATCAAGCACAAAGAGTTAAAGATTTTATGAACTACCAGATAATGGAAGTCATGGAAGAGTATGATGCTGATACAGATCAGATGTTATTTTATTTACCACTTACTGGATCTACATTTAAAAAAGTTTATTTTGATACAACAAAACAAAGGGCAATGTCTAAGTTTGTACCTGCCGAAGATTTAGTTGTTCCGTATTCTGCGTCAGATCTAATGACGGCAGAGAGGGTTACACATGTAGTTAAAATGACGTATAATGATATTCGTAAATTACAAGTAGCAGGAGTTTATAGAGATGTTGAATTATCTACAACGGATTCTGGAGAAGACGAAGGTAGTATTGAAGGAACTACCAATGAGCTTCAAGGATTACGTCCAAACTATTCTGATGACTCTTATACCTTATTGGAATGCCACATTGACTTGGACTTGGAGGGTTTTGAAGACGCGGATATGGAGGGGAATCCTTCGGGTGTTATGTTGCCTTATATTGTCACCATTGATCAGAATTCTGGAACAGTGTTATCGGTGGTTAGAAACTTTAGAGAAGAAGACCCATTAAAGAGAAAAAGACAATATTTTGTACATTTTAAATTTTTACCAGGGTTTGGATTTTATGGTTTCGGGTTACTACACACAATCGGAGGTTTATCTCGTGCTGCAACTTCTATTCTGAGGCAGTTAATTGATGCGGGTACGCTCTCTAATTTACCAGCTGGTTTTAAGGCTCGTGGTGTTCGTATTCGTAATGATGATGAGCCTCTTAATCCTGGGGAGTTTCGTGACATCGATGTCCCAGGCGGAGACCTCAAAAACTCTATCATCCCACTGCCATATAAAGAGCCGTCTGGCACACTAGCACAATTGTTAGGGGTCGTTGTAGATTCGGGAAGGCGTTTTGCTCAAGTTGCAGATGCAAAAATATCTGATGTCAACTCACAAGCACCCGTTGGTACAACTGTTGCTTTGATTGAACAAGGTTCAAAGATTATTTCAAGCATCCATAAACGTCTACACTACGCACAAAAACAAGAATTTCGTATGTTGGCAGAGATTTTTGCAAATAATCCAGTGCCGTATCCTTATTTTGTAGGTAATATTGCTCCAGAAGTTATGCAACAAGACTTTGATGGACGCATTGACATACTTCCAGTATCAGATCCAAGTATTTTTTCTATGGCACAACGCTTGTCACTGGCACAAACACAGTTGCAAATGGCACAACAAGCACCACAGATACATAATCAGTACGAAGCTTTTAGAAGAATGTACGATGCACTCGATATAAAGAACATTGACAGCATTTTACCACCTCCACAACCACCTGCACCAGTAGATCCTGCCACAGAAAATGGTAATTCTATTAAAGCAGCGCCTTTACAAGTGTTTCCAGAGCAAGATCACGAGGCACATGTCCGTGCTCATGTGGCATTTTTGGCTACACCAGCGTCACAAGTCAACCCACAAGGGTTTGCTTTGTTACAAGCACATGTTCAAGAGCATGTTGGACTAATGGCAAGAGACCAAGTAACTAAATTCTTTCAAATTTCTATACAAGAGGCTCAAGCGAGGGGTGAAATGGTGCCTCAAGTTGATCCTGCCGCCTTAGAAGCTGCGATAGCACAACAAATTGGTGAAATATTGAGTGAAGTTATGCCATCTCTACAACCACAACAGCAAGTTGATCCTCTTGTACAAATTAGACAGCAAGAATTAGAGAATGACACTGCTGAAATACAAAGAAAAGTGGCAAATGATCAAATGAACTTTCAAGTTGATCAAGCAAAGTTAAAACAAGCGTTTGATTTGGCACAACAAAGGTCACAACTACAAGAACAAATTGCAGATGATCGCAATGATGTAAATATTTATAGAATAAACACACAAGCCTCACTAAAAGGTAAGTAAAGATGGACCCAGTTACGATATCAGTCGCTGTAGGAGTGGCAAGTAAAGCTTTCTCTGCAATAAAGGCTGGTTTCGCAATGGGAAGAGACATTGAACAGATGTCGGGTGACATTGGACGTTGGATGGGAGCCGTATCAGATGTTGACAACGCAGAAAAACAAGCAAAAAATCCTCCCTTGTTTGGTAAATTGTTTAAAGCAGGTTCTATTGAAGAAGCGGCAATGGCTGCATACGCTGCAAAAAAGAAACTTGAGGAACAAAGGTACGAACTCAAGGTATTTTTGAATATGACCCATGGGCCTGGAGCTTATGATGAATTATTGCAGATGGAAGGTCAGATCAGAAAACAACGTCAACAAACTATTTATAAACAACAGCAAATGAGACGACAGATAGGTGAGGGTATTGCTTGGTTATTTCTTGTTTTAATTGTAGGTTGCTTTTTATTATTACTAGCTAGTGTATTTTCTAATAAAGCATATGGTAGTGATTACACATATGTACCAAAGCCATACACGAAACAACAACTAGAAAATCAAGGCAAGATTGAGAAAAAAAAGTATACAACATGTCGTTTAAAAAAAAGAATTAAATCTAAAACTGGTCAAATGGCATGTATATACTTAGGCAACAATGAAACATATGAACTAATGATTGAGAGTTGGTGTCCAAAACAATATAAATGTATTTATAATCCTTGGGGTAAAGAACCCAACATTGACGATGTAATTAACTCGTTAAACAATGCAACGAAAGGTAAATAAATGGAAAATATGATATTAGATGCGTGGAACGATTTGACTTACTTAGAAGGAATATTATTTACATTTTGGCTTTTTATCTTATATTATGGTAAATGTTGGATAGATAAAAGGTTTGAAAAATGATAAAATGGTTTTTAAAGTTATTAAGTTATACTGGAAGAGTAGGTATTACATCTAGAAGAGAACTATCTAAGCATAGACTTCATACTGTAAAATCTAATGGTGGATTTAGGTATGAAGATTTGTGTATGTAGGAGAAGAATGTGATTCAAGCTTTAATAGGACCTATAGCTAACTTAGCAGGAGCTTGGTTCGAAAACAAAGTTGAGAAGACAAAAGCCGAAGGACAAGCAAAAGTTGCAGAAGCTAGAGCTCGTGCTTCTGTTGCAGAGAAGGTAGCTACTGGTGAAGTTGCTTGGGAAGGCAAAATGGCAGATGCTACAAATGAAAGTTGGAAGGACGAGTTTGCCTTAGTTGTGCTACTGGCTCCTGCAATTTTGGTATTCATACCTGGGATGAAAGAATATGTTAAGGAAGGATTTGATATATTGGCAACTTTGCCAGAGTGGTATCAGTACCTTTTATATATTGCAATTAGTGCGAGTTTTGGAATCAAGGGAGTGGGACAAGCCGCCAAGATGTTTAAGAAGAAATAATGTATGAACTATTTGTATTAGCGTGTTTAGTAAGTAATCCAGTTCAATGTGTTATTTTACAAGATTTAAAAGGTCCATACGAAAAAGAAATTGAATGTGCAATTAGAGCACAACAAATAAAAGAGGAAATAATAATAAATACACCATTGTATTACGCCAAAAGATATAACTGTAAAAAATTTTATGCCAAGTCTCTTTAAACATTTAAGGAAAAACAATGAAAACTAAAGCTAAAAAAATTAAGAAAGTTATTAAAGGTTTGAATAAAGCGTCAAAGCTACACGCAGAACAAGCTAAAAAATTAACGAGTGTTTTGAAAAATGGCAAAAAAAGATCCTAAACTTGGAACTGGTAAGAAACCAAAAGGTTCGGGCAGAAGACTATACACGGATGAGAATCCAAAAGATACCGTCAGTATTAAATTTGCCACAGAAGCAGACGCAAGAGCAACAGTTGCAAAAGTTAAAAAAGTCAATAAACCTTATGCGAGAAAGATACAAATACTTACAGTCGGTGAGCAGAGAGCAAAGGTCATGAAGAAGAATAAAGTGGCTAGTATTTTTAAAAAGGGTAAAGAATCTATAAGGAGAGCACATGGCAAGGGTTAAGCAGTTTGCAAAAGATATGGGTATGTCATATAATCAAGCTAACAATTTAGTAAAAAAAGGAAGAGCACTCAAGGATGGAGGATCTTCTGTATTGGAGAGCACAATGAATAAAGCAAAAGTAATTAAAGCATCAAATGGTAAAATTGTAAAAGATCCAGAAGAAAGATCTAAAATGAAAGCTAAAACGTCTAGATTTAAAGACGTTGTTAAAAAGTCTACTGATGGCAAAATAACTCCTAAAGAAGCGATGGGTGCAATAAAAAAAATAATTTTAAAAAGTGACGGTGGTGGTTTTCCAGATTTAAGTGGTGATGGTAAAACAACTATGAAAGATGTTCTTATAGGTAGAGGCGTAGTACCAAAACCAAAAACAATGAAGGCTAAAAAAGGTGCGATTGTTAAAATGCGTGGTGGTGGATTGGCAATCCAAGGAACAAAATTTAGTGGTCTTTATTAATGGCTAATGGTTTTGACACCACCGAAGAAAGTTATGTAGGAGATGATCCTACTGGTATAGGTTATGATGAGGCAGACACTTCTTTTGCTAGTGGTGTCGGTTACGGAAGTCCAAATATAGATACTGGTGGTAATGAAACAACGGGTGAGGTATTAAGTCAAACTGGTTTTAATCAAGCTAGAGGAATAACTGCAACAAATCCATATCCAGATTCTTTTTTCTCACAGTTATTTGGTCCAGAGAATGTAAATTATGCTGCGTTAGGCATTGATGTTCAAGGTATAGCAAACTTAGCTTACGACAGATATGTAAATCCTTTTGGTAATACAAAAGGTATAGAAGGAGTTGAGGGTTTAAGTTTAAGAGAGGGGTTATCTCCAGGTGAAAAAACTAGATTTGGAGAAGTTATATCAATAGACAGACCTCAAGGTGTTGGAGAAACAATAGCTAGAACTGCTTTTGGATTTACTCCTTTAGGTCCAATAGCAAGTTTTATGGGTAAAGATCAATTAGCATTAGCACCAGATCCAGAATTAAATTTGAATAAAGGTTTTAATTATGATCCCACTTTAGACCCTAACAGCCCAGAATATCAAGGTCCACAAGGGTTTTTAGGAGAATTAGGAAAAGGCATAGAATCAATAACCTTTGGTGGTGCAAGACCAATAACTGAAGGAACCAAAGGAATAATGAGTTTATTCGAAAGTCAAGAAGCAGAAAAAGAAATGAAAGATTCAGTTGATCAGACTGGAAATAATGTGTTTAATACAGATACTAATAAAAATAATATAATTGGAAATCCTAATTTTTCTATTAATATGAGATTAAAAGCTGGAGAGTCACTTTCTGATATTATAAAAAGCAGAAAATAATAAATGCAAGTAACAGATTTTTTACATAAATACAAAAAAATATTAGACACTCGTATAGAAGATGTTAGTATTTCCTTGACGAGTGGGAATGCTTCTGATATTGGTCACTATAAAGCAATGGTAGGTGAAATCCAGGGTCTAACCTACGCATTAGAACAGCTAAGAACCCTGCTGGAGAAAACAGACAATGACTTTGATAATACCTGAATATGTATTAAAACAAAGACAAGCTAAAGAAAAAGCTGAAAAAGAAGCAAAAAACAAATCCTTAACAGAACGAGTGCCTCAACCCACTGGATGGCGAATACTAGTCATGCCTTATATGGGTAAAGAGAAGACAGAAGGTGGTATTCATGTGCCAGATTCTATTAGAGAAAAAGAGGCGAGAGCAACAGTTGTTGCTTATGTTGTTAAGTTAGGGGCACTTGCGTACAAAGATCTTGATAAGTTTGGAGAAGAGGGGCCTTGGTGTAAGGAAGGCGACTGGGTTTGTATTGGTCGTTATGCTGGGTCACGATTCAACATAGAAGGAGGAGAAGTTAGGATAATCAATGACGATGAAGTCATTGCAACTATTGTTAATCCCGATGACATCAAAACATACGGAGCATAAGTATGCAAGAAAACATCGAGAAGACCGAGCCTCTAGAAGAGGAAGGTCAGCTAATTGAAATAGACGATGCAGAAGAAAAAGTAGAAGAAAAAGTAGAAGAAGATATTCAACCAGAATCTAATGAGAACAGACCTGCTGTTGAAGTTAAGAAAGAAGATGTCACAGATGCTGATGACTTGTCTCAATACTCAGAGTCTGTTAAAAAACGTATTGCTAGACTTACTAAAAAATTCAGAGATGAAGAAAAGCAAAGAGCAGCTGCACTAGAATTTGCAGAATCTGTTAAAAAACAAAATGATGAACTCAAAGCAAAACTAGATAAATTAGATACCACTTACGTTGGTGAGTTTGATACAAGAGTACAATCACAAGCCGCGGCTGCGAAAGAGGCATATAGAAAAGCTTATGAAGCGGGCGATGCTGATGCCATGTATGAAGCTCAACAAACAATTTCTAGAATTGCTTTGGAAGAGGCACGATTACAACAAATTAAACAACAAAGAGAAGAACAAGCAAAAGCATCCGAAGTTAATGGTTCTTCTCCACCTCAACAACCTGCTCCAACTTCTCCACCACCTAAACCAGATCCTAGAGCAGAAGAGTGGGCACAGAAAAATGAGTGGTTTGGGCAAGATCAAACAATGACATATGCTGCTTTTGGTATACATAAGTCATTAATTGAAGAAGAGGGTCTTGATCCAAACACAGAAGAGTATTATACTGAACTAGATACGAGGATTAAAACTGAATTTCCACATAAGTTTGGAGAGACAAAGAAATCTTCTGGCCCCAGAGTCGCCTCTGCTGGAGCCACTGCTTCAAAGTCGGTATCACCAAAGGGACGCAGAACAGTCAAATTGACTCCTTCGCAAATAGCAATTGCGAAACGGTTGAATGTTCCGCTTGAAGAATACGCTAAGTATGTTAAGGAGTAAAAAATGGCTATAGACAGAACTACACGAGAAAGTAAGTCTCGTGCAAAGACCCAAGGAAAAAGAAAACCATGGGCACCTCCATCAAAGCTGGCAATGCCAGAAGCACCCGCTGGGTACAAACATCGTTGGATTAGAACTCATTTAAGAGGTGAGGATGATAAAACGAATATGCACTCAAGACTTCGGGAAGGTTGGGAACCAGTTAGAGCGGATGAGTATCCAGATTCTGGAGACATGTATCCGACAATTGATGAAGGAAAAAATGCAGGGGTAATTGGAGTAGGTGGTTTAATGCTTGCTCGGATACCAGAAGAAACGGTAGAGGAAAGAACTGAATATTATCGGGACCAGACCCGCAACCAGATGAAAGCCGTGGATGAAAACCTAATGAGGGAACAGCATCCCTCGATGCCAATCCATACGGATAGGCAAAG